GTAGAGTTACCGAAGTTCAGCGGATTACTATAGTATATCATTTCATAGGTATTACCGTTATCTAGGTATCCTCCGTACTCAAATATACCATCTTCTCTACCTAAGTAAACACTACCATCTTGTAGTAACGCTAGACTACGTGGGTTAACACCGCCCCATGTAGTTACTCTGTTAGAGCCGTCAGGTAGTTCCCCTCGCATATCAAAACAATATACAACCTGACTGTCCGCTAATGACAATAAGTAAAATGCTTCATCTGCACTGTATATAGACTTAATAGGATTAGTCTGTTGTCTAACCAGTTGAGTTAACTCTGTACGGACATTGTTACTAATGTCTCGCATAGGCATTGACTTCTCTTGTATAGTCCTACCGAAGCTACGTACACCGTCTTCAGACAAGAATAAAATATCAGTACCAGTGTTCTGTACGGAGTCTCTAGCGATACAACCTACGCCTTCCACAACGTCCGCTAAGTACATACTAGCGGGACTTTCTGCACCTGCGTATACAATGATACAACGCTTACAGAATATAATCAAAAAGCCATTGTGTGCCGCTAAAGCTACAATCTCATCGTGACCGTTAGGGAATACAAGAGTTAAGTCCAAGCCACCTGCTGACCCACCACTCCACTTATGTCCTTGTAATGTGTCACTCCAGTAAACAGTCTTAGTGTTACCAGATACATCAGCCGCCCATAGTCTACCGTATGCACCTATAACTTCATTGGCTTGTGGGACAAAAGTACTTGGAGTTGCTTGTGTATAATCACTGTGTGCAACTAAAGTACCTTGACCCGCAGTGCCTCCTGCATCTGTATAAATTAAAGGCTCATGTTCTCTTTGGAAAAAATACGTATGGTTGTTAAAACTAACAATCTTCCAGTTGTTTGCTGTTGGTGTATAACCATCAGGAGTTTCGTCAGTTAGTGTAGTAGTCCCTGAGAATATTTTATTGTTACCCGCAGAGAATACTACTTTATCACCGCTTGCGTCTACCGACTCATGTAAAGCCTCTATGCCTCTACTAGAACCTAACAACGTAGCAGTACTGGAATGAGTAGATACTTCCGTATAACCTTTACGAGAACCTACACGTCCAAACTCATCAATGATACAGTTACTAGCTGTTGCCGCAAAGGATTGGTCAAGAGACAATGGCGAATCCTGACTGTTTATGCCCGCAAATCCTGGGGCTTGTACTGTAATGTTCTGTAATTGTTGTGCCATTAGCAAGGTGTCCATACAGTTTCAGAAGGGAATCTAGCGGCATCAAATGCTACTGCATCTGCCAACGTAGTATCCGCTAGGGCATATAGTTCCTGTGCTGAAGTACCGCCTGTCTCCCCCCGTTCACGAGAGGCTAAGGCTACTGCGTACTGTATTACTGGTGTTGAAGGTACAACTAGTTTATCTGCGTCAGCCGTAAATGCATCTGCTCTATCTACAATGTTAAATCGTAACGTATACGCTTGGTCTGGCTTAGGATATACATCAACTAAAGCATTACCATTAGCGTCCACACCATTCCAAGAGTAGTACTCAGGTGAACCAGATACAGGCTCTTGTACTAGGTATGCGTTGTTCGTCCAAGAGGAACTAGCAGGGCGCATAAAGAAATTAGACGTATCGTTAATAACGTCCAATATTTTAAATGAGTTGTTAGTACCCGTCATGCTATAACTAAACTGATTATTAGAGGTAGTTACTGTGATTGTACTTCTAAGTGCTGACCAATCCCAAGCATCCTCTACAATACGTCTAGCATCGTTAACAAACTCACCTACTAGTTTTACATAGGAATCGTTTGAGTTTTCAATGCTTTCAGTTTCATTCTCTCGCATCCTACGTAGTACACTATTTACTAGTTGTAAGTAAGTCATTATCCATACCTTCTTAAGTTCATCATTTGTTTCTCTGTACGCCTTTAGCTTTCTCTACAGTTCTCATAGCACCTAAACCAAGCATACCCATCAGTACTGGCATCATAGTTGACACATCTAGTACAGGGATTTCAATGGTAGAATCGGTAAGAGCAAGCGCAAAATTTGCCATCGGGATAAGAATGTACTGA